ACTCTTGATTATTTGTACGAACGGGGATATTTGGATGTCGAGAAGGAGGGGAAAGGTAATGGACAAGAAGTATAAAAGCGAAAAAGCTGTTTGGAAACCATGGGTAGTCCAGGCGTCAAATTTATTTAATGAGTATCTTGATGCTCGTGTCCATCGTGATGTGGTGGCTCAAGACTTTGCTATAAAGTTTATCCTTGGTTTTTGGGTTTTCACCTGGATTTTTCTTGCTGCCCTATGGTTGTTGTAGAACTTGATGATTCTCTCGATTGGTTGAAAGAACTTCTTGGAATTTTAGCCTTCATTGTTTTAATTCCCTTAATTCTCTTCCTGCGTTGGGTTCACCGCGACTATTGACAAACTGTATGTTGGTTGGATATACAGTTTATATATAGCGAAAATCATCGTGTCACTCTCCGATGAACTCCTTAAAATAATCGATTCTTATTGCCAGGAATACAAGTATAATAGGTCAGAACTTGTTCGACAGGCTCTTCGGGAATTGTTGAAAAGGGAAACAAAAAATGACAATACAAACAAAGATATTAAGTCTAATTAAAAGAAAGGAGGTGAAAAAACAGATGGAAAAACCCAAGGATACCCCTGTGGAGAAAAATGAACCCAAACACCAGCACACTTGGAAGGTCATCGGTAAAACTTATGCTCCGCCAACAAATTTACAGATTACCGCCGAGTTGCAGGGAATGATTACTATGGACGTTGCTACTGTTCAGAAATCATTGTTTGGCGTTACGACTCTCCTGTGGGAGTGTTCATCTTGTGGCGAGACAAAACGGGAGGAACTTCTCGGAAGTGACGAGGATTTGTTAGAGTCGGTTATTAATAAAGCGGAGAAAATAGGCCCCCAGTTTGTACAAAGGCGGGGAAAAGATTTCATAATTTCAGAGTGGAATCCCCCAGCTTCAGACCCTTCCAAAATACCAGTAAGATGAAAGTTCAAAGGGCCCCTGGCGAAACTAAATTTGTAGGGAGACCACCAGATAAGGCCATTAAACAAATTAGAGACCAGCGAGTGGTCTATGCAAAAAAACTTCAAGAGATTGACAGAATAAACAAGCTTGATGCTTTTATTGATGAGTGGTTGGCAAGTAATGGCAACGCGACCCAAGCCGCAATGAAGGTTTTTAAATGTAAAAGTCGTGCGGTCGCGGCCTCTGTAGGAAGTGAATACTTAAAGAAAGCTAAGAGTTTGGTTCGTCTTTACATGGAAGAAAAAGGTTATACCTATGGCAAGATGATTCAGACTGCGACAAACAAAATGGAAAGGTCAAAATCCCCAGAATGGTGGGACAGGTTAATGAAGCTGGCTGGCTATGAGGATTTTATGACCAAAAAAGAACCCGCCGTTTCCGTAAACATCCTGAATGCCCAGAAAGATATTTTGAAGGGCTATGTTCAGGAAGTTGATGTGGTAGATGGCGAAGATACAGAGGGTTGATTACAAAAAATTCATTGAGGAGAACTTCCTTATTTTGGACAGGGAGACCCAAACGCCCGTCCCTTTCAGATTTAATTCTGTTCAACAGAAGTATTACGAGCTTCTATTTGGCACTGGTGATATTTATCCAGCCCAAGAGGGTGTTAGGGAAATTATTTTGAAAGCTCGACAACAGGGATTTTCTTCCTTTATTCTGGCCCTCTTCGCGGTTGACTTCTTAACCCGCCCCTACTCAATTTCCATTTGTATTTCTCACCGAGTTGATTCTACTCAGCTTTTGTTTAAAAAGGTTCGTTTCTATATTGAAAGTTATCTGGGAAAGGTGGCCAAAGCCCAAGGGTTCAAGCTTGATGCAGACACAATGCGGCAATTTTATAAATCAGACAATAAAGGACTGATTGAAAATGCTACCAACCATGCAATGTTTTATATCGGTACGGCTGGAAGCAAGGTTGGAGGCCGAGGTGGCTCTGCAAGAAACATTCACTTTTCTGAGGCGGCATTCTATCAGGACACGGAATTAATTACCGCTCAAGAGATTATTGTGGCTACCGCCCAGCAAGTTCCGCAGGGCAAGGGAATGATTTTTATTGAGTCAACGGCTAACGGTGAAGGAAACTTCTATCACTCGGAGTGGGTAAGAGCCGAGGAGCATAGAAGCTCGTACCACCCCAGGTTTTTTGGTTGGCAGGAGTTTTATTCACCCACCTGGGTTGAAGAAAAAAGAAAAGAGTTTCCAAATGACAAGCTTTGGAAACAGGAATATCCCGCAACAGCAGAAGAGGCTTTTATAACTTCTGGTTCTCCCTACTTTGATGCCGAGAAATTGAATGAAATGTTAAAGGTGGCGCCTATTCCAGTTGAATTTGGAAGGATTGCCCCAGACGGTCATTTCTTGTGATATGGAATATAAATCAGACCAACATTATCCGTGTCGAATTTATAGAAAGCTGGAGATTAATGAGCAGCTAGTGCTTTTTGCTGACCCAGCCGAGAGCCAAGACTTCTGTGCGGCAGTTCTTTTCTCTAAAAAGTTTATGGATTTTCCGATTATTTTTAATGAAGTAATGGAATCCTCTCAGTTTGGGTATGAGCTTCAGAATATCTGTAAATATGTCCAGGTGCGAACCAACCTCTGGCCGAAGTTGGCAGTTGAGCGGAATACTGGTCAGGCCACAATTTTTGTACTTCAGCAACTAAATTATCCGAATATGTTCAGAATGGTTGACTTTACCTCAATGGCGCCCCATGAGGCAGGACAACTTGGTTGGATTACGACGGGTCATATTTCTGGGGGAGAGTTACAGGGAACTCGAAGAAAGATGCTCGACGATTTGGCTTTATCAATTAAGCAAGGACAGATTAAGTTGTATGACAAGGAACAAATTACTCAGCTTAAAACCTTTGTGATTGTAAAAGGTCGTGCTCAGGCCCGCGCGCACAGGCATGATGATTTAGTTATGGCGACGGCTGGAGCTTTGCAGGTTTCCCAATTAACCCCAGATGAAGATTTCGGTGAATTTGACCCAGAGGCATTAAAGCAGCATCGAGAAAAATGGAGGTTTAAGTAATGGCCAAGAAAAAACAGCCCGAGATTCCTACTTATGAACAGCAGGTTGTTCAGAACGAGCAGTCGTTTAAGGTGTTATTGAAAAATGTCCGACCAGATATTTTTGTTTTGATGGATTTACTTGATGTTACTGGAATTAATTCCTACGTGATTTTCCATGTGATTAAGCACTTAAATAATTTGCTTCTAGGTACGAAATATGGCAACGTTGTTATTACTGTTGAAGACGGAGTTGTGACATTTGTTCGTGGAGAGGAAGCAACAAAACTCAATGAAAGACTTAAAAAATAAAATAGCGTGTCTTGACAAAGAGCGTTTTGGTTTGAAAGTATTGAATTGACAAACATTATATTAACTTGATATATGGATGACCTATCGCCCACCAAAAGAAAAGAAGAAGACGTTTTCTTCGAGGTTCAGCACCACAACCAAATCGGATTTGATGAAACCGAAAAGCGCTCTACTGGTACGGGGAGGATTGGGTCAATTTCCTTCGATGAAGCGGATGAGCTTTTTCGTTCTTATATCGATGAAGAGAATTGGCCATATGACGCTCTTCTTTTTGACCCCCGTGTGTTTACCTTCATTTTTGAAAAGACTTCAAGGCTTGTCGCGAGTAAGCCCAAGGCCCATTTAATTCCTCGGGAGGGCTCAGACATTTTGGGAGCAAAAGTAAACAACGTTCTTCTGGACTATCAGTGGGAACAGGCAACTCACGGGGGAACAATGCTTCAGAAGTGGGCACTGATGGATATAAATGCCCGAAAGTATGGTGCCTCTTTTGCTTTGGCAAAGTGGAGATATGAAAAGGACGGGAATGGAGCCGTTGTTTTTGATGGTCCAGACATGCAGGTTCTTAATAATCGAGATTTCGCTCATGACCTTACTTCTACCGCGATTGAAAATGCCAACTGGATTCAGGTGCGTCAATATGTAACCTTCAACGAACTTGAAAGAGTGAATGATGTTAATCGCAATAAACCGATTTACAAAAATATGGAGCAATTGCGTTATGCAATTGGAAAAGTTGGAACTGGTAACAAATCTACAAGGGGTGGCGGTGGCGATACCCGTTCAACTAATTGGATTTCTCGAAACAGAGAGATTTCTCAATTGGAAACTGACCCCGTTGGCAAGGATGTTGTTTTCAAGACAATCGAACTTGTTACTGAATACCGAAAAGACCGATGGATAACATTTGCGCCCAAGCATGGGGTCGTTCTTCGGGACATCAAGAATCCTTACGGGAATTATGAAATTCCAGTGACGATGCTTCGTTATTACGTTATTGACGACGACCTTTATGGTCTTTCTGAAATCGAGCCAGTTAAAGGTCTTCAAAAAGCTGTCAATGCAATTCTTTGCCAGTATGTTGACGAGATAAACCAGAATCTTTATTCCCCTATTGCCATTGGTCCAGGGGTAAGACAACACACTTTGGAATGGGGAAAAGGAGCTCGTTGGATTATGAACAATCCACTTACTGATTTTAGATTGGTTGAATCCAAGTCCAACGCAGCCCAATTCTTTAATAACACTTATTCTGTTCTGATTGCGGCAATGATGAACGCTCTTGGAGAATCTTCCTTGGGTATTTCAAACCTTCAACCATACCAACAGGACAAAACTGCGACCGAGGTTAAAGCGCTTACTCTTCAGAGGAACGCTCGGGACAATTACAACCAATTGATGCTTTCTGAAGCGATGAAAAGACAACTTATGCTTTGGCATACAATGAATCAGAAATTGATTTTCTCAGACGAGAAAAAGAAATACTTTGCAGTTCGAATTGTTGGCCGAGATGCGTTGAAGTATTTCAAAGAGAAGGGTCTTGGGGATAAAATGCTTCCCGATGAAGCAGTTAAGGCTATGGGTATATTTGCCAACGAGCTTGGAATTAGGCCCGAAGAGCTTCAGGATAAAGGGATTGATGTGGAGAAAATGCAATTTCCTAAATATCCTATTAATACCGCTGAAGGAGAAGGAAAATATAATTTTGTTCCAAAACTTGAATTGACAGAGGGAGAGGAAGTAGGAAAACTTTATGTTGAACCAGAAGATATTAAAGGAATGTATGATTTTGCGGTTGATGTCCAGTCAATGACCGTGACTGCCGATGAAGAAAGAAGACAGGCTCGACAAACAGCCGTTTCCCTTCTTGTATCTAACCCAAATATCCTTATGTTGCTTCAACAGGAGGGTGTTAAGCCAAAATTCAAGGAATTGTTTATTTCATGGCTTGATGACCTTGGATTTAGTGATGCTGAAAGATATTTTGAACAGGCTGGTCAAGCCCCAGCAATGGGTGGACAGGGGGCTGAAGCGGGGGGCCAATCTATCCAGGATTTGCTAAAGATGTTTAGTGGTGGTAAATTGAATCAGAATCAACAGACTCAGGCGATGCAGGAGATTGCTCAACAGGCAAATGAAGTGATGCCTGGAACTGGCGCTAATCAATTAGCGAGAGTTACTCCTCCTAATCAGCCGACTCCGTTGACACAGAATGTTGGACAGCCTAACCCAGAATATTATCAAAACTTAGTACAAAGATATGGTGGACAAACAGGGCCAACGGCCTAAAAAACCAGACGAAGTTGAAAAGAACCTGAACGAACAGGAAGAGCGTGAACTTGCAGAAGGTCAGGCTCTGTATGAAATGGAGAAAAATAATCCAGGGTGGCAAATCATTAAAAGATGGTTAACGGATGCTGCCTATCACAGCTGGGTTGACCCAAGGACAACGAAGAATAAGAAGGAATGGATATGGCAGGAGCTTAATGCTTTCCATGCATCTAATAACGCAAAAGAGATTCTGGAAGAGATTGCAAAGGCAGTCTCTCGTGCGGAATACCTTGACAAAGTTAAAAGTGGTGAGATAGAAAGAAAGAAGATGCGGATAGTATGAAAGGACTAACGACTTATCAAGATGGCTCAAGGAGAGAGACTTTTGCTAAGCGATTAGCCAAAAAGAAAAAAAAGAAAGGAAAAAAATATGCCCGTTACAAGTAAAGCACAAGCAGGATTTATGGGAGCGATTGCAGGTGGAAAGAAAAAAGTAAAAGGTCTTTCCCGAGCAAAAGCGAAAGAATTCCTACGGGGAGTAAAAGTTAACCGATTACCTAGGAAAGCAAAGAAAAAGAAAAGATGAACAATGGACAAGAAACATTACCACCAATTCCAGGCTCAGATGAAGACACTCTTAAGTTCAATAGGATTGACCCGTTTTATCAGGTCAAGCCGAGGGAAATCTGGGACAGGAACAAAATTGTCAGGGAAGAACCAGAAGAATTTAAAAAATGCAAACATTATTTCATATCTAAGCCAGGCTCTGCAGAGTGTAAACACTGCGGTTTCGGCCTGGTGGGTAACTTTGAAGTCCAGGATGGAAAACTTTTTCATCAAGGCAAGGCAATAGGAATCTGAATCTGATTGCACTTTATAAGTTTTTTACATAGTGTATAGGTCACCTACCGAGGGAGAGATGCTCAAGCTCCCGAAAACAATCGGGCATAATGAAAGGAGGTGATGGACATGGCCGAAACACAAGGAACTGGCACTGCTACAAATCAGCAGCCTGACCCTGCAACACAGCCGACATCACAACAGCCAACAGCGGCACCGCAACCAGCGGCACAGCCAGCTGTGGCTCCGACGGCAAAAACAGAGGAAAAAGCAACAATACAAACAGATAATACAAGGACTCACGAGCAGTTTGACAAGCTAATCGACAGCAACAAACGACTCTACGAGGCCAACGAATTACTGCGACAACAGTTGACGCAAAGGGCTCTAGCAAATGAACAATTTGCTCCTATTCAGCAGCCACCAATTCAACAGCGTCCTGCTCAGCAAGTAAGCGCTACAGACTTCATTGAAGTTGACCCTGTTAGTGGGGAAAGATATATCAATGACAAAAAGCTGCAAGCGAAGATAGAGGACGTAAACAGCCGAGCTTCTAAAGCAGAAGAGGCTGTTCAGCGTTATATCCAAACTAACGAGCAGAGAGAAATTGATAAACAAAATAAGGAAGCCTTTGGGGCTTATCCTGAGTTAAATCCAAGCTCAACTGATTTTGATACAAGATTTCATAATCAGACAAGAGCCTTGATTTATGATTCTCTTATCAATCCGCAGGATTATGGTGGAAGACCGTTGAGTTTTAAAGACGCAGCGGACTTTGTGAAGGGGGGTGGTAATGTGTCAGACAGTGGAAAAAACCAGCAGGCTTCTGCTTCGACAAAGCCTGGGGAGCAGACGGCTGCCGAAACCCCACCTACGGGTGAGGATGTAAAGCAGCAAGCAGCTGCTTCTGTTGCTGGTGAGCAACCTTTAACAAGGGAAGCTCTCGCTGGCTCGGAAGAGCTCACAAAGCTACAGCAGGCAACCCGTTTGGGAGATACTGAAGCTTTGGCAAGGCGTATCGCTAACACGGAGCATATGAAACCTCCAGAAAAAAGCGAAACGACCTCCTAGTGTGGAATAGTCCGCAACCTTACCGCACTTTGTATTTATAGTTGCGGTAAGGGAAGGAGGTGAAAGATTAAAAATCGCTAAAACATGGCCTGGGGTTTAATTACCTATCAAGATGCGTCTCGTAGAGAGGACTTGTTAGACGTGTTGGCGGATGTTTCTCCTGATGAAACTCCGTTATTGACCCTTTTTGGAACCAGTACCGCAAGAGGTACACTCCATGAGTGGTTGAAATATGCTATAACTCGTCCATCTTCTGTGTCATCTGCTGCCGAGGGTGCAGACCCAACTTTTGCGGACTTGTCCGCTCCCAGCAGGGATACCAACGTGACTCACATCATAACCGAGCCTGTTCAGGTCTCAAGAACCGAGCAACGTGTAAACGTTGCCGCTATTGGTGACCCATGGGCATTCCAAAAGGCTGATGCTCTCAGAAGGCTGAAACTTAAGATGGAATACGCCATCTTAAACTCTACCAGGGCATCTGGTTCTTCTGGTGTAGCCCGAACTATGACTGGTATTGATGCATTCATCACCTCTGTTGTGACCGCTCGAAGCTCTGGTACATCGTTCTCAGAGCAGGAGCTCAACGACATGACGGCTGATGCATACTTAGCAGTCTCTGCGGATAAGATATTTGACATGGTTTTGTGTACCGTAAAAATTAAGCAAGCAATTGCTGGATTTGGAGGCAACTCAACCAGATATATCGATGCTTCAGAACGAAGACTTGTTAAGGATGTGCTTGTTTACGACTCCGCTGTTGGTTCGCATAGAATTATGCACCACAGAGATGTACGAAACGTCGCTGGTACTACGACAGTCTATGGTTTGAGAGAAGATTTGCATAAAGTTGCATATCTCGACAAACCTATGTTCGAGACACTTGGTAAGACAGGGGATGCTGATAAGGGAATGTGGGTAACTGAGTTTACCGTAGAAGTCCAAGGAGAGTCAGCAGACCTAAAGAGAACTGGTTACGCACAGACAGGTTAAAACCTGAACTGACGAACAGTCTCTGGCTAGGGGAGTTTGGTAACAGACGCAATACTATTCTCGTGTTGCTTCTCCCGACAAATGAGAATCGCGCCCGTAGGGCTTGCCAAAGTCGGCTACGGGCACAAAGTTATGTCAAAACTGGTAATTGATGAAAAGGGACGTCTACTCAGTTCAGAAAAATATGAACTGGTAGAGAGGATAATGAAGATGAGGGGCAATAAAGACCCGTGGATTGTTATCGACGAGCTTGTTCGGTATTGGATTAAAAATGCTCCAGAAGAAATGGAAGCATTAAAAATCAACATATCCGATGTGCGAGAAATAACTGTCGATAAGAAATATGGTCAAACTAAGGGAGGAAAGGATATGGAACGAAGATTCCAACTTATCTTCCCCACTGGGTTACAAGCCCTGATTCGTGGGGTTTATAAAACTGAAGAGTTGCCTTTTGACAGAGATTTCTATAGAACTTTTGCCAGAAAATACCCTGGATTCAGGGTGGCAGAGAGGGACTAAAAATATGTCAGGATTTTTAAATCAAGAAGAAAGAGAGTTTTTACTCGCACGGGTAGCGGGGTCATCTCCGCAAGACCCTATTGGGAAGCTTCGTCGGGCATACTACATTGGATATCTTGGGGGAACGATTGCTCCGCAGGTTCCTCTTGGAGATTTGGAATATCAGTGGATATTAAAATATATTGCTACTAATGGTGGAACTGTAGAGGATAGTGACAATTACAGTGACCTGTGGAGAAAAATGGTAATGGTTGTTGGTAAGGTTCCTACAAAATATATTAATCAAAACCAACTTGTGTTTTACAGCAATGCTACCGCTTGACAAAGTGAGTTTTGGTTTGATTATATGAAGGAGGTGATATACCAATATGGACGATTACAATAAAAACGAAAAACCAATTGTTTCAGTCCCAGCGACTGAGAGACCAATTAAGCAGGGGTCACAAAATCTTTCTCCTGTTACCCGTCCAGTTGCAAGCAAGTCTGCATTTTCCGAAGAAGTGATGCCTAAAAATAAGGTAACCAGCGCTTCCTCATCTAAACTCCAGAAAGCAGGTAGACTGCCTGGAAGAATGGGGGCAGGCGGTTCACACAAGGCATTAAGTTAAGCTAAACTGAGCGTAAAAACAGATTTTTTCGTGATTACGCCAGACATGTTTACTGATATGGCTGAAGAAAAAAAAGTAAAAGAACCTAGAAAATCTACACTCTATTTGAACATGATTCTTAAGTGGGATGAACCACTTGAGATGGTCGAGCGCTCCATTGCTTCAATTTTTAACCAGGTTGACGGTGTTTACATAACTCTTACTTTCCCCGAAGAATTCAAAAAAGATACTCCTCTGGAAAAAATGTTGGTTGAGAAATTTAAGGCCAACATTTCTTATTTTAAGTGGATAGACGATTTTGCTTCAGCTAGAAACTTTGCTATTGCTCAGGTTCCTCGTGGAAAGACTACTTTTATTTATTGGCAGGACGCCGACGACATTCTTCAGGGGGCAGAACATCTTCATAAAATTGCTGACATGGCTGTAACCTTTAGCTGGGCTGCCGTTTTCTTTCATTATTGGTATATGGTTGACTTGGATGAAAATGGTGAAGTTCGAAATGTTGTTGTTGACCATGTGCGTGAGAGAATTATCCGAAACGACGGAACCTTTAAATGGATTGGAATGCTTCATGAAATTTTAATTGAACAAAAACAGGAAAATGTAATTAAAGTAAACAATGACGACTGCACGGTTATTCATATCTCCAGTTCTGGAAAGAGAATGGATGACAATATCGACCGAAATGTCCGTATCCTTGAAAAACAGGTGCGTAAGGAAAATAGAAAAGACCCAAGAACTCTTGTTTATTTAGCTAAGGCTTATGTCGATAAAGGAAAAATGGCAAAGGACGAACCTAATGTTAGAAAAGTTAACTTTGATTTGGCAATGGGATTGTTTGATGAGTATTTAGAAGGGTATGGTCGCCCAGGAACCCCTGGTTATCAGGAGGGTTCTGGCTGGCCACAGGAGCGCGCAACTGCGTGGGCGTATATAGGAGAACTTGCAATTTTGAATGAAAATTACCCAATGGCACTTGAAGCATTTCATAGTGCAATAGAGGAAGCTCCAGAATTCCCAAATTACTATGTTGATTTGGCTATGACTTATTCAATGATGGGAGACTTCAAAAAAGGGAAGCATTGGCTCAATGTGGCAACCAGTATAGAAATGCCAAACACCACGATTATTACGACCCCGAGAGATTTCATGACGAGAGCGCTGGAGGTTGGTTACCATCTTGGATTAAATACTGGGAATCTGGATTTGGCCAAAGAAAGTGTCGATAAATTGATTGAAATTTATCCTACACTCCCTCTTCACCAGGAACGAAAACAAAAGATTGAGGATTTGATGAAGTCCAATAAAGTCTCGCAGAGTATTGTTTATTTGGGGAAGTATCTTGAGGAAATTAAAGACAAAAAGAAATTGTCCCATTTGGTTCAGTCCATACCTGACGATTTAAAGCAAGAGAGGTTTGCAACGGAGATGAGGCATTTGTTTCTCCCCCTTAAAAAGTGGAAGGATAATGAAATTGCCATCCTTTGTGGCCCTGGGTTTGAACAGTGGACTCCAAAATCTTTGAAAACTGGGCTGGGTGGTTCGGAAGAGGCGATTGTTTATTTGACAAGAGAACTAAAGAAATTGGGCTGGAAGCCTTCTGTGTATGCAAATCCTGGTCCTGATTACGGAGACTATGATGGGGTCAAATATTTACAGTGGTATGACCTTAATCCAAAAGATGAATTTAATGTTTTAATTCTTTGGAGAGCAATTGGTTTTGCCGACTTTAAGCCCAAATCTAAATTTACGATGGTTTGGTTGCACGATGTTCCTAATAACCCAGACTTTACTGATGAAAGGGTCGCAATGGTTAACAAAATTGCACCATTGTCTGAATACCACAAAAGCCTACTGCGAGTGTTTAAGAATGGGGTGTTCCAGCCGATGCCAGAGGACAAAATCCTTTTGACCTCAAATGGTATCTCTGAGATAAAAGTTCCAGAAGTAAAAAGAGACCAATACCGAATGATTTATTCGTCTTCGCCCGACAGGGGATTGGTTTATCTTCTTAGGATGTGGCCAAATATTAAGAAAGAGGTTCCCCAGGCAAACTTGGATATTTATTATGGTTTCCAGATTTTTGATAAGATTTATCCCGATAACCCTGGAAAACAAAAGTGGAAGAAGATGGTTTTGGACATGATGAAACAAGATGGAATTACTTACCACGGACGGGTTGGTCACGATGAATTACACAAGGCAATGGCGGGAACTGGTATCTGGGCATATCCAACAGACTTTGATGAAATTTCTTGCATAACCGCAATGAAATGTCAGGCTCTTGGGGCAATCCCCGTGGTAATTAACCGTGCCGCCCTTAAGGAAACCGTCCGAAATGGAATTAAAATTGATATGGATATTACAACTGAAGCGGGGCAGAAAGAATATTCAGCACAGTTAATACGACTACTTAAGAGTGAGGACTTGCAAAATGAGTTACGACCTGAAATGATGAAATGGGCAAGCAGTTACTTTGGCTGGGATAAGGTTGCTCAGCAATGGGACAGGGAATTCAGAATCAAGATTCAGAACCCTGAATTGTCTGTAAAAAAGGAGGTGTAAGTTATGCAAAATGATGCATTAGGTCGAACAATGGGTAAATGTCCAATATGTGGAACCCCTGTTATTTTAAGGGACAGAAGGGACAAAAAGCCCCAGTATTGCTCTCGTGTCTGCTCTGCGCAAGCAAGATATAAAACTAGATATAGAGGGAGTGGTTCTGGTCCCATGGACAGACCTAAAGATTGGAATGAAAAGCGGCATTTTAGAAGTTAGTATGGAAGAAATCAAAGAAACTTACATTAAACCAGACCCTGGTGTAATGCAGGAGATATTGAGTCTTGCACAGGCTCTTGCTCTTGCGGTTGATAGAAATTTTATGAAGCGTGAACATGCTGGTGCAATATGGAAAAGAATGTTAACATTTACTGGAGTCGATACGACTAAAAAGGAGGTGATAAAAGATGGCACTACTTAAGAAAGTTCACTCAGACTGGGCACCACAAGAAAAACCTAATTTGCAGGTTGGTGAGGTGTTCGATTTTCCTGGTCCTTTTGAAGCATTAGTAAGGCAAGGAATGGCTGTTTTAGTTGACGAGGCGGGTAACGAGATGGAACTTCCAGGACAATTATTTGAATGTCCTGTTTGTTTCGAAAAGATTGAGGGATTAAAGGCTTTTAACGGTCACATTGCGGCTCATACCCCTTCAGCAGTTGCCCCAGTTGAGGCGGAAGCCCCAGCAGAGGCGCCAGCGGCAGAGGAAAAACCAGTTGAAGAAGCTCCTGTAGAAGCTGCCCCAGAGGCGGCTCCAGCAGAAGCACCAACTGAAGAACCGATACCAGAGGCACCAAAATCAGCTGACGAATTAGATGTAGCAATGGAAGCTCCTGCAAAAAAAAAGGATAAAAAATAAGAAGAATATGAAAATACTTGTTACGGGAGCCGCGGGCTTTATGGGTTCTCATTTGGCCGAGCATTTGGCTGGTGAGGGACATGATGTCGTGGGAATAGACAATTTAAGTATTGGCAGGATAGAAAATGTTCCTGCTAGTATTGTATTCCAAAAACTTGACCTGACCAATCCAATTGATACAAAACTTCTATGCGAGAGGGAAAAGTTTGAACTTGTATATCATCTCGCTGCGTGGGCGCACGAAGGGCTTTCTCAGTTTACCCCAAGGTTAATTACTGAAAACAATTACAATGCTTTTCTTAATGTTCTTATTCCTGCAGTGAATAATGGCCTTAAGAGAATTATTGTTACCTCCTCCATGAGCGTTTATGGTGACCAGACTCCTCCGTTTCACGAAGAACTTCCTCGTAAACCCGTAGACATTTACGGGGTTGCAAAAACAGCTATGGAGGAGTCTTTAGAAATTCTTGCTGACGTTCACGGATTTGAATATACCACCCTGCGCCCCCACAATGTGTATGGGCCGAGACAGGCCCTCTGGGACCCCTATCGGAATGTGGTTGGAATTTTTATTAACCGAGCGATGAAGGGATTGCCTCCTATTATTTATGGAGATGGAGAGCAAACTAGGGCCTTTTCTTACATTGATGATGTTACCCCGTATATTGCGAAGGCTGGATTGTTGCCTGAAACTAATAAGGAGATTATCAATATTGGTCCGCGACAGGAATATACGGTTAACGAATTGGCACAGACCGTCCTTGACGCTTTTGAAATTAAAATCAAGCCAGAGTATCTGGCTGATAGGGCCAGGGAGGTGAAGCATGCCTTTTGTACAAGTGAAAAAGCAGAAAAACTTTTGGGTTATCAGACAACAACTGATTTGAAAACTGGAGTTGGGAAGATGGTTGAATGGGCTAAACTTCTTGGACCACAAGAGTTTCAGTACCTTGAAGAAATTGAATTAGCAGGTGAAAAGGTTCCACGAACATGGCGAGAAAAAATAATGTAAAACATGTTTTATTTGTTTATGACCACAAATATCCAAAATTGTGGCGTGATGGTCTTTGGGCTGCGCTAGAACTCCTTAACGAGAATAAAGATTTCAAAGTCTCCAAATATAATTTGAACGAAAATAATTATGAACTTACTTTCGATTCTGCTTTATATGACTTTATTTTGGGTTGGGGTGCTTATGGTTCTCCCGTGGACCAGGCGTTAGCATTGGTCAAAGAGTCCGACCAGTTTGTCAAGAAGCTCCCTATGGGGCTTTGCCTCGCTGGGAACGGCACCCCAATACCAACTACAAATGTTTATGATGTTACCTTCTATGAAACCGAATGGGCGAAGAAAAATTATCTTGCCCCAGTTAAGGGTAATCTTGTCCATGCGTTTGGAGTAAACACTGATATGTATACCAAGTGGGAGGAAGCCCCAATTATCTGGGACTGGCTTTCAGTTGGGGCGTTTGCTTACTGGAAGCGCCATGAAAGAATGATTGCTAAGTCGGGGACTAAGTTGGTTGTAGGAGAAATTCAACGGGATAACTGGGGGGAGTCTTTCGACATTATCTCCGACCTCCTTCTTGCAGGGGTTGGGGTTTCTGATATGCTCTACCCTGGCAAACTGCGAAATATTTATAATTGCTCTGATGTAGTTTATATCCCCGCCGACTTAAATGGAGGAGGGGAGAGGGCCGTCTTAGAGGCGCGCGCTTGTGGACGACCAGTAGAAGTAGAGAGAGATAACCCCAAACTCCAAGAATTAGTTGATGGACCGCTCCAGAACCACCATTATTATGCTGAACAACTTAAAAAAGGTATCAATGGTGTCATTTCTTCGGAAAAGGCCCATTAGAATTGCATACACGAGGTCGTAGCCTCGAAAGAGTACAGAAAATATGCCCAGAAGACGAAAAATTGGCTCAATAACTCCTATTTGGAACCAAGAAATGTTTCTTGGGCCGCATTTTGACATGTTAAAAGACCTGGATAAGAATGTTGTCTTTATGCAAAAGGGGCCGCTTCCAAATTATGACCAACACGGTATTGGAGACTCTCCTGATTTTTCTGAAGAAATCCTGAGAAAAAAATATCCTCATGTCGAAATTTATCAATCCCACTACGATTTTGAAAAAGATTTCAGGGCGGAACTTTATAATGAGTGTTTTTCTAAGGTTCAGGACTGCGACATTGTTTTTCGGTTAGACCCTGACATGTATCTTTTGGAAAAAGACTGGAAAGCTTTGTTGGATTTTATTGATTCAACTAATTATGATTGCTATCGAATGGATTTTGCGAACGATTCAATTAATTACTACATGTCTTGGGACTATGACCATGGAATAAAAGATGCTCACGAATTTGACCCCCTTGCTGTTAGTCCTAAACATAAATTCCAAAACGTACTGGACTACCCAAACGATAATTACGTTATTATTAAGATTCCTGGCTGGGTGTGTCACCATATGAGGGGCTGGAATAAACCAAAGAGCACTCCATCCGACTGGCACCTGCGCCCTGGCAATCGTGAACTTCCAATGGAATTTGGAGATTACGGCACATGGTTTCAGGTGCCGAAGGAAATTAAAGACAAGTTGGAAGGGTGGAGAGTAGAATTAGAAAGGATTCATAAAGATGGCAAAGTATAATCTCGGCTGCGGGCCGCTTCCAATTCATCCCCAACATTATTCCGTAATGATTAACCCCGACGAATGGACTTTGGTTGATAAATATATTGATGACCCCAAGATAGAGAACTGGGACGCAACAGACCTTTCCCAGGTTGCTGATAACTCTGCGGAAGAAATTTATAGTTCTCATTTGCTTGAACATATTTCTCATACGCGCCTACGGGAGGTCTTGGCATTGTGGTATCGGAAGCTCGTCGGGGGCGGCAGACTTACGGTTAACGTGCCAGACCTCGTGTGGGCGTGTGAGAGGCTCTTGAAGATGGAAAACGGCCAGCTGGTCGAGGGAGATTTCTCAGAATGGACGGGTGAACGGAATATTTGGGAGATTTTTTACGGGACACATAGCCATGAGGGAGAATATCACGGGGCTGGTTTTACTGAGAGTTTCCTTCGGGACTTATTAGAAAAGGTTGGTTTCCGAAACGTTGTAATTAAAAAGGAGATGGAGGCGCACAACATGCGATGTTTAATCGCAACAGCAATAAAATAATGGCTATTCTTTTACCAAATTCAATTTTTTACCATATTCCTAGGACGGGGGGGACGTGGGTTACTGAGGTGTTGGAAAAAATGTTTCCTTCTGCAAGGGACTATCGCGGGAATGGTTTGTCTACTCCCACCAAGATTGATACTCGCCACATTTCTCCCAGACAGGCCCTGACTGAACATACGGTTGGCAAGAAGAGTTTTGCCTTTGTCCGTGAACCCGTCTCTTGGTATAGGTCTTACTGGGTAATGGATAGGGGGTATCGTCGCCCAGTGGCTGAAAATGGTTTAATAAAGTATATGGAAAACAAGTTTGAAAAGTTTCCTGAAGGTGAATTTACTTATTATTTAAAACTTTTCTTGGGAGAGGATTTAAAGATGGTTGATTTTGTTGGTCGTCAGGAATTTTTACGTGAGGACCTTCTTTCTATTTTGGAATTGGTAGAAAAGGATTTCGATAGAGACCTGATTTTTACTGTCCCGAAACGTAATGGTGGTCACCCCCAGCTTTTAAAGGAAGCTGTTTTCCCAGGTTGGCTAAGAAAAAAAATAATAAAGACAGAGAAGTGGGTTTATGACCATTTTCCTTATATGGGGGAGGCGACCGAGAATGAAAAGTAAAATAAGTGTGGTGATTCCTTACTACGAAAGCGACCTTGGTAAACCAGCTATTTTGAAGAGATTGACCGACTCTCTTGTTGGGCAGGACGAAATAATGATTGTTTGGAATAACAAGATGGGTTATGCCAAATCAATTAACAAGGGGCTGGCCAATGCTCACGGAGATTACCTTGTGGTTATGAATGACGATTTAATTCAGACCCAAGGTAGCTTGGTAGACCTTTGTGACGAAAAGTCGGTAACTTCACCGTTGGTAAACTATGGACATCAGGATTTTTGGGGATGTTGCTTTTGTATTCCAAGGCGG